TGCATGATGTAGTCACCTTCAGGAATGTCAGCAAACTTAGTTCCTTTGTTATAGGTGCCATCAGCATTGCGTACTTTGAAGCTCTGAGAAAGCGCAATCAGACCATTTACGTCTTCGCGTGAAAAGAGAGCATCAGCGTGCATTTTGACTGCAGCCTCAGTGACTTTGGCAGCAGTGGTGTAGTTGTTTGTAGTCCAAAGGCCTTGATACAGCGAATCCATGATTTGCTGCTGGCTCATTCGACCATCTTGAATTCTTTGCTGAAGCAAAACGCGTTGGTTAGCAACACGTTCCTCTTTAGCGATAGCAGATCTTGCACTCCAGGTAGCGGCAACCACGTTGCTGTATGCACCTTTTGCTGCCCCGAGAAACACCGTCATCAATGTGTCGGGGTCCATCTGGTCTACGCCAAGACCTTTTGAGATCTCAGAAAGAGCCACATCAGCAACAGCCGCAATGTCGTCTTCTGTCCGGGCTTGGCTTGGAGTGATGATCCGACCATCAGGCAAGCGGATCTGAACATCGTTCCTATCCATATACTCAGTGAGCTTTGGATAGAGACGAGAAGCTCCAGTGTGAGCATCAACCTTAGTGACAGCACGCGCAGAAGCTGCATCGGCTTGTGGAGCAACAATGTCTTCAACTGCAACAGGATCGTCAGGAATAGCCTTCTGAGTACCTTGGACCTGAGAAAAAGAAATCAGGTCACTATTGACGCTTTGTTCGGCCGCGGCCTCTAGCCGTGGAAGTTCCGGTGGGTCAGGGTTTTTGAAAACACTTGCACCCATGCCAGGAGCAAGAAAAGCCTGAGCATCTTCATACTTTTGCTTTTCAAGCTTGGCGTCCTCTATAGCTCCAGCAAGTTTGATGCCGGATTGGGTCATGGACAAAAGACCCTTTACTGTCGCAAAGCCAGCATTTGCCTTGGCTCTTTCAGCATTTAGGACTTGATTATTGACAGCATTTTGTCGCTGCAGTCCAGTACGGATAGTTGCAAAATCCTTTTGATGTTGCTGGTTATCCTGAAGGATTTGCCTAGATGGATCGTAAGGAGTTTCAGGTGTGAATTTACTGCCGATTTTAGAAGGCGTAAATCTTACGTTGTATTCGTCTTGCTTGTAAATCCGTGCCATCAGCTAAAGTCATATTGAGGAATACCGAGTCCCAAAGGCTTCGGACCTGTTGGCATTTGTGCAAACAGCGGTGCGCGTGCAGGTGGTAGCGCAGAACTAATGAGTTGATTCTGACGAGATGCGTCTTGGATCTGCAAAGTTTCCATAGCGTTTGCCATTGCAAAGTCAGCGCTTCGTCCTGATGCGTTGAGCTTCGCCTTAGCAAATCCACCTTGACGTTCAGCATCAAGGGCCATCAGTCCAACAGACTGCCCTGTGACACCAGCAGCAAGAATTTTTCCTCTTGAACCAATCTGTTTCCGATAGATGTCAAGAGATTGAAAGGCAGCTTGATCAGCAGCTTGCTTACGTTCCAACTGCTTTGCCACCATGCCTCTATTGGCAGCCATCTGACTGTTGTAGATGCCTTTTTGAGTAGCAAGTCCGCTTGCATTTGCCGCATTGATTCGAGCGATATGGTCATACATTTGCCCCTTACGATCATTCTGCGCCTGAAGCTGCATGTTGACGTGTTGGGTGTTTGCCTGTTGCTGTGCAAACGCAGCTTGGCTTTGGGCTTGCATAATCCCAACAGCAGAGCTAACAAAACCAACGGCAGTGCTAATTGCTGTAAGACCGAGGGTGGAGGCTGCAGCAGTACCAGCTTGTGCGCCGAGAGCCACACCTAGTGATGCTACACACATAATCGTATAATCTCCAAATAGGGAAGAAATTTAGGCCCTAAATTGACTTGCCTCAAAGTTTTGAAGCCAAGCATTTTTAGGAGTTTGTGGTGAAAGGTATTTCGTTGATCGACAACGTTGTAAAGAAGATCAAAACGGGGTTGTTGCTCACTGAGCCACCGCTTAGCTCCACGAATGAATTTTGTGGGTTTACGAGATAGCACTGGAGTACATAGCATCCAGATACGGCCTACACCGTTACCTTCATCTTGTATTCCAGCGATACCTGCTAGGGCTCCATCCGTGTCTAGGAAAGTAACAGCGGGGTCGCTTAATTTGACATAAAGGGGGAGCATCAGTGGATGATGCCCCAACCCTTCTATCTCAAGTCGATCTGCGGGTTGCAGATTTTTGGCAACGTGAATTGCATCTTCTACAGACGCTTCACGATAATACGAGTGCATTAACGAAGAGTGGCGATAGCGCGTTTATTAAAGTGACCTTGCCAGGAGTAGCTGGTAAGAGCAGCAGGCATGGGGTCTTCAGCTCTTACAGAGCATGTCACTTGGTCTCCCATGCAGAAGATTGGAACAGGCTGAGTATCTACCTCTACAAGAGGCACAGAGTTACTTAGATATTGGCCAGCAGTAAAAGTGGAAACTTCGAATGAAGTGTCTGCATAGCCATCTTTCGAAATATCAATGTCGTAACTACCAGACTTGTAAAGGTCAAGGTAGAGGTTTTCGATGATTGGAATATCGACCCGATCTGCACGGTCTTGCTGGGTTACAAAGAAGGATGGAAGAGTAATCTTCATCTCATATTGCAAACCAATCATGTAATCGAAGCCGACAAGAGTAGTTGGAACTTCGATGTACTTGGTAGTCGTGCCTTGAATCGTAGGCCTTAGGAAAGTTGCCTGGCTAGTTCCTGAAGTAACAATAAAGACGGGCTGGGTGTTAGCCACATAGCTCCCATCAAGAAAGTTGATGCGAGTATTACTGCCACTAACGGAAGTCGTGAGATTGGCTTTCTTCTGAAGGTGATCAAGTCGAGGGAGGAATTTAGTGAATCCAGCATTTACAGGAGCAGTGCTGTCATCCAACAACTCCATTTTCAGGAGGATGCTGTTAGTGCCGTCATAGGTGACGATGTAGTTTGTATCGTCATCAGCGCCCCACATACGAACGTCTGAAGGGAACTTCCATTTAGACCAGCCAGCTACCTGTCGCTCGTTTCCTTGGTTGAAGAATTTGAAAACATAGACAGTAGAACTGTCATCACCAAAATAAACAATAGAGTTGTTAGGGCTATTGGCCACCCAGGTGAGATCAGGTGGAATATATTCTGGGATGATCTGAGTCAGGTCAGCAATCTGTGGACGGTTCTGAACTGAGTCCACAGCCATCTCGAAGACTTTGCTGTAGGTTTCAGCTTCAGATGCAAACACGATGCTCAGGCCTGTAGAAACAGGCTGTGTACTGCCCCGCATTGTGTAGGCAGCAATCTCTGTCAATTTGACCGTAGCAGGAGCAAATGCAACCTCCTCGGATCTCATGAGAAACTGGTTGTTCTCTGAGAACAGCAAAAGACCTTTGGGAGTAGTCACTGCTGATTTCAAGAAGGCTGGCTTCGAAGCTGAAGCAGTTAGATCAATAGGATCTGAGTCGCTAATTGTTACAGCGGAAGTGCTAAAGAAATTGAAATAATCGCCTGGTTGACTAAAGATAATTGCATCATCACTTAGAAATCCCAGTCGGTTTGCAAAGAAAGTAAGGCCACTTACACCTCTACCAACAAACGAAGGTTTAGGGTTAGAAGTTTCATCACCGACTTCACGAGACGCCCAGCCTCCGAAGGCAGAGCTACTGTCAAGTGCTTTCAACTCAAAGTTGCCATTGCTCAATCGAATGAGCGCATGAGGCATCGTGGATGGGTTGATACTGGTTTCAATTCCATCCTCGTGGGTCTCTTCCCAGGAACCTGCACCGGGGATACCAGGGGCATCAGGGACGAACTTGACGTAATAGTCGTCGGCATCACTTTCGGCTGTGTTTCGAACCTTGAGTTCAAAATCAGGGAAACATTGTGATGGGAGGTCAGCAATATCAGCAGCGCTGCCTTTGAGAACAGTCATTGCTTGGTTAGTGACACCGCCCCTTACCGAAATGTTGAAGTCACGGGTATCAGTCCGCTGGATCTTAATTACGTTACCGATAAAAGATGTCGTGTAACCTGAGATAGCGTTGATAGCATTAGACAGGTTAGTAATGATGTCGGTAACAGTAAGGGTTCCAGAGGAGGCATTACTTGCTGTGACGTAGGACGCAATGCCATCACTAGCGAAGGTATAGACAAACTTCTCCTCACTAACTCTGACTGTGAAGCTCTTACCAGCTTGGGTAACGCTTACGGTGTCTCCAACACGCCATCCAGTGCCGCCATTTTTCAGAATGACAGAGGTGTTATACCGGGAACGATAGGCGTTTGTAGCAGCGTCGTAGTAAGCAGAACACTGGTTGACGATGCGGAACTGAAGACCAGTTTTAGACCCTTGGGTTACGGAGTGATCCTGAGCAGAGTTCTGAGTACAGACACCACCATCAGCAACTTCGTAAGAGCCTGGGACAACTTCCAAAGCAGTAGCTGAGTACACCTGGACTTGACTAGATGCTGTGCCATCACGAGACAAGTCAACGCTGTACTGGGTGTTGTACGCAACAGAGTTGATTTGGACGAGAGCTTCCTTTTTCTTGTTAGAAAGCTGCACCGAGTTCATCGAGACGATGCGGCTTTTATTCGCAATCAGCGTGTAGTCAGCAAGCGTGAGATGGGAAATGTCATCGAGGTCGTTAGTTTGCAGATAAGCATCTGCACCGCTTCCAATGGTGACAGTACGTTCTACGCCAGTCTTTGCATCCCAAACACGAAGGACAGTGGTTGTAGTCCGATACAGAGCGACGACATACCGCTCTTCATTGTCCCGAAAGATAGGAAACCACTTAGCATTGCTCGGGACATTGTTAGCGAGCTTTGCAACAAACTCAGTAGGTGGTCGTTTTTTACAGCCAAAGGTTGGGTCGAGAAAAGTATTCTCAGCCTCTCGTACCTGACCTGGCAATTTAATTGGATCCGGCTGCTGGCTTACACCGCCTAGCAAGTTCGGAATTGTTTGGGATACTGCTGCCATAATCAGCGATTCATTACGTTATACGGGATATAAGATTGCAGTTCGTTGCCGCCAGCGCGGTCGTTCAACATGTTGTAATCGCCTTGCTGGGTCTCGTATTCCATAACTGCTGCTAGGGCTCTTGCCTCTTCCCGCTCAGAATACTTGACCACTTCGGTCGAACCTACAGCACGGCCTGCAAACAAGTTTGCGGCTCGAACAACAATGTATTGCTTAAATACTTCGGGCAGCTCTTCGAAATCGAAGTACCACACGACTTTGGCATAGAGCTTTTCAGTAAACTCGTAGGTGTGATGTCTTTTATCGTAAAGCTTACCGTTACGGATAACAGGTTCCATGTTGCCCCAATGAACCGAATCAATGGAGAGAACATTCGGGGGAACAATAATGTTCTTATTGGTATCAGGCGTAAACGGGTAATCTTGTTCTGTATTGAATACCCAACCCTCAGACTGTACTTGAAGCATTACCTCATCGAGAATCGAATCGGCAATGGCCACCATTGGGTTGGTGGACGTAATAGATGTAACCGGAGCCTGACCAACATTACTAAGGATAATGTTGACGGCTGCCAACTTGTTTAGCTTGTAAACGCTAGAGGCCATTTATATTTCTAGGGTAATGATGAAACCCCGAGAGGCCGGGATGGCCTCAGGGGATAAATGATACTTAGATCACTTGGCTTGGAGAGAGCCAGCAACAGAAGTACGGAGAGATGCCGCACCCATGCTGAGCTTCGCCACGGCCAGCTGACCTTGGTATTGGACAGCAAAGTCGCCGCTGGTGGTTTCCACGGTGGGGCCAACAGCCGTGACACAGCCTGCAGCTTCGCGGTGGAAGATGAGACCGCAGCAGGTTGCGTTTGTATCAGTGTAGCTGTTGTTTTCGCCGGTCACTGCAGTGTTATACGCACCCATGAAAGGCAGGTTGTTGCTCTTATAGATGCGGATGCCAGCAATGCTAACCAGGCCCTTACCGCTGTTAAGATCACCCTGGTCATTGCCCAGGTCGCGGTTCAGGATGTTGGTGTCTACGGAAGACACGAGCGAGTGGTATTGGCGGGGGCTCAGAACGGCGCTACGGCCCTCTTGAGGAGCATTGCGCTCATCGAGGGTAGAAGCGGCGGCAAAGAAACCGTCAACAATAGCCTGAGCATCGAACTGCTTACCGGAGCCGATAGACACTTCGAAACCGCCAGGCTCACCGGTCACGACAGAGGCTTCACGGGAAGCTTTGTCGAGGACGCGGAAGATGCGCTCGTCGTAGAATTTTGCAAGCGCTTCGCCCATTTGAGAGGCCGCCTCAGCACGCTGGTCGTACTGCGAAAATACGGCGTCCAAGTCATAGTAGAACTGAGATGCGGTCAAAAGATCATCACAAACGATGGTCTTCTCGTTGATCTTCAGTGCAGGGTCACCCAGCAGAGGAGTGCCAGGAGTGTGAAAACCAGCCGTCAGAGTTCCGGTCAGCAGGAACTGCTTCTCGCGGGAACCACGGATGGTGTAATTACGGATCAGGCCTTTAGCGATCGAGGCGCTATTGAAGGCATTGAACACTTCGCCACTGAACGTTTTGAGCGCGGTGGCGTACTTGGTGTTAAAGGCATTGCCTTGAGCACCGTTCACGGCATTAGGCCGTGAGATGTTTGCCATGTTAGTCATGGTTCTAAATAATTAAAAGGGGTCTATTGGTCTTCGAATCGATTCTTAGGGGGTGGAGATTTGACCCTCTCCGGGGCTTGCAAGCCCATAGTGTTATCCGCCTCGGCGGGCACAATGAGCAACAGGAGCCAGGTCCGACACTGAGGTGCCTGACTCCTCTTCCTTAAACCATCCCTTTCGGGATTTACAAAACCGATATTGTTAGGCCTCGGTAAAGGGCCTGGTGAAGGATGGGGGCCGCTCACGCGCTGACACCCCCTCTGGCCGTCCTTCCGGCGAGTAACGGATCACGAAATCAAGATTTACATGATCTCGGATATTGGAAGCCTCCGATGGGGCTCTTGATCATTTAACGAGTAGATAAGACACACCGCGATAGGTGAGCTTTACTTTGCGTTCAGCGGCCTTCTGAAGGCGCACTGCATACCGGACTTGGATGTCAGACATTGTGGATCTCCATGAGGCCGAACCCCCGTTCCATGATTCGGTCGATATGCGTCCCAAAGGGATGAACGTACGGAAATCCTTGACACTGTTATCTTACTTTTTCTTTTTCTTCTTTTTTGATTTAGGGAAGCCAGCCTTCATATTGGCATAGGCCTTAGCACTAATCGTGCTGTTCTTTTTGCTGCGGGAGGTTCCGGCTTTCTTCCGCTTATTGATATTGCGGTAGAGGCTCATTTCTTTTTACCTCCTTTGCCTTTCCCCTTTCCTTTTCCTTTGTGTCCGTAATGGCCAGGCATGATGATTTGTTAGTCCCAGAGTGCAGGCGAGTTAGCCACCCGAGCCTCCACGTCTTGCCTGTAAGCGTCATCAGTGCGCCAGCGCGGATCCGCCAAAGCCCGAGAGAGCTCAGCATTACTACGAAAGGGCTTAAGACCTGGATCAGAAGGAGCTTGTCCAGTCAGCATCTGACCCTCATATCCATTGGCTGCCTGGTAGCGGGCGTTGAGAGCCTCTACAGCAAACCGGATGGATGGGACGTTGCCGCTATTGGTGACGCTATTAAAAGCATCAATCTCCTGTGGATCGAGTGAGGTAGCAGCCCATTCGAGCATTTCCTGATAGCCCTTCTCACCGCCGGCAATGTCCATGATCTGTTGCGTTTCAGCCTGTTGGAGCTGAACAGCTTGCTGTTGTTGAGCAGCGTTCTTCGTATAGAAATCGACGTACGCTTCGATCAGGTCCTTGCTGTCCATCTGCGACAAAGCGTCGATGGACTCGGCAGTCAGCTCACCAGAGTTCTGATATTCCTCTGCAGCCTTCGCAAGGGCTGGAGGAGTGGGCTGGACTTCAGTAGGTTCTTCACCTTCTGGCGCTTCTGACTCGTCATCACCAGACTCTTCGTCTTGGTTAGAGAGTTCAGTAATTTTCTTTTGAGACTCTTCATAAGCTTTAAGCAGATCTTCCTGGGTTTTGAACTTGCCACCAATAAGATCGTTACTGTCAACAGCATTGTTATACCGTTGTTCGCGGTCTTCTTGGAAAGCTTGTTCTAGGCGTTCGCCTTGTTCGAGGGCAGCTTGTTCAGCAGCCTTCTGCTCAGGAGTCTGCTCTTGTTCGACGTGAAAGGTTTCGGAAGGCATTTAGTATTCGATTACGCGGATTGAATTTTTAGAGCTAGGTCGGATTTTCGCCTGCTGTGTGTACTTGCCACCATCAGCAGTCGAAGGTGCTTTGACCTTTGGCTTGATCGAATAATCGATCTTTTTATCAAGAGCATGGCCTGCCTCGGTTGCTTCCCAGGCAGTAGCTCCTCCCTCAAAAGTTCCGTCAACCTTGCGGCTGCGGCGGCGGGGCTTCGGGCTGTCCCCCTCCTTCTGTTTGTCGGGCATAATCTTGCATTAACTGTTCGGCCATTGGCGACTTAGCCAACTGACCCATCTGATTCATCATCGATGCTTGCATCTGTTGTTGCTGAGCCTGTTGCATCTCAGCATCCATCGTCGCTGCATCTTTGATGAGATTCAGGGTGTCGATACCCATGCTTGCTGCGAATCGTTTCATCAGTTCCATTGGGTTGATGAACTGAGACAAGGCCTCAGGTCCCATACCTTGTGAAACTGTTTGAATGAATTCAATAAGTGCAGCTCTGTCTTGCTGTCGTCCAACGCTGTTGAGACCTGCAACCACAGTGGGCATGACAAGGCCTTTCGGAAGAGATGGCAAAGCCTTCGAACGTTGCAAGACGTGCAGCTTGCGTACGAGATATGGATACAACAGGGTGTGAGTCAGAGACCCATAGATTCCACCGAGTTGCTCATTGATCTCATTTGCCAGCAAATTGAGTTCGGTCGCAGTTGTGCGTTCTGATGCTCGAGGATTGAGAATCAAGAAAGCATCCGACAAACGAGTTGTAAGGTCACGGATCATCTCCATGACTGTGCGGAAGTCGGCAGTTTTGCCAACTTGGACCACACCAATATCATCAGGCCTACCTGCAATAATGCTGCCTGTTGAGGCACGGGCAAGAGATTGAGGCTTGACGGTCGCGCTCGGCGACACGGTAAATACAACTTTTGCAGCGACTGCGGATCCAGAGACCATGGCGTCGTACAGGCCCTCGAGGGAGCGCAGATCGCCTAGGTACTCAGATACACGGGATCGACCGTAGGCTTCACCTTCGACCTTGTTCCAGGTCAATGGCAGCCATTGTGTGAGGTTTTGAGGTGAGCGGCTGTGGGATCCTTTGATCACCTTGCCGTCACACTCTTGGTGCCAGTGCCAATGACCATCGACGAGCTTGCAATAGGTATAGACCGTTGCATCGTCAGGGTTGGCTAGACCAGCAGTAGCGCCAAACTTGGGACCATCGTCACCAGGGGAGTTGGCATCCCTTTCAGCTTTGACTTCACGTTGGAATTCCTTAGGAAGCAATGTCCTATGGATGTATTCCTTAGTGATGATTTCTACAGCGTTACCGTTTCCATCACGAGAAACGACATAACGCTCAAGCGGGTAGACCTTAAGCGACTTCTTCCCCATA